TGGCGGAATGTTAGTAAAAGACAGGCAACTAATCCAAGAGTTAATCTCAATAAAGTATAAAAGGAATATAAAAGGCAAGATACAGATAATGAGTAAAGAACAAATGAAAAAAGAAGGCATCAAGTCGCCAAATAAAGCAGACGGATTAGCCTTAACATTTTTCAAAGAAGAAGAACCAGATGACGACTACGAAGAAGAAGAACTAGAACCATTATATAATTCAATAGGAATATGAACTTAACATTTTTCATCGAACTGCTAACAGACAACGAGGACTTAAACGACAAAGAGACTGCGTTCAAAGCAACAGAGAAGGAGCTAAATGATGTCACGCTAGACGCCTTTGTCAGAGCAACTGTTAATACTATATTGCTCCAACTCAAGCACAAAGAAAGAAAAGAATACAAGATGGGAAAGATAACTGTTTATGGTGGCGAAAGTGAGCTAGTAGAAGAATATAAGATTAAATTACCAATACTTTTCGAGAAACTAAAAAAATTATGATAAAAAAAGAGAAAAGAGACAAAATAATAGCACAAGTCTTAGCTGAAAAAGACTTTGCTCGTGAATACAAGCAGAAGAAGGTCACCAACTGGAAGACCAACGAGAATATGTATTACGGAGCTAAGGAGAAATCACAAGACTCAAGGGCTAATGTAGCACTAGGGCGAATGCAAGAGTTCGTTCACACATTGCTATCTAAAATCGACAATCCGCTTATCTTCAAGTTTACTAAGCGAAAGAACAGTCAATTGCAGAGAGTTGAAAACCTTAACGCTCTAAGAGAAGCTGACAGCAATCAAGGCAACTGGGATATAAAGGATGTAGCAGGTAAGAAGCAAGGAATAATCTATGGGCGAGCAATATATAAGTATTATACCGACAACATTGACGGTTATAAGTCACACCTAGAGAATGTAGATGTGTATGACTTCTTAATCGACCCTAGCTGTGGTGGTATAGACATCGAACAGGCACGATATATGGGTGCTTTCAACATAGTAAAGGATAAGTCAGAACTAAAGGAAGGCGTAAAGAGTGGGTTGTATATACGATCGACCACTAACCAGCTGATAGAAGGCTCAGGCAACGCTACAGACGACACAAACGAAACAGAGGACAAGGCTAACAGAGATACACTAACAGCAAGCCAAGACCGAGAAAGAAAAGACGATAATAAGTATAAGTTTTGGGAATGGTTTACTACTTATAATGGCGAGAGATACTACTTATTGATGACAGATAAAGGCGAAACGATAAGGTGTGAGAAGTTAAAAGATCTATTCGCTTCAGATATGTTCCCTTTCTGGACTTGGGCTACTTTCGTTGACCTTACAGAGTTCTGGACTCCTAGCCCTTGTGATTATGCTCGTGAAATATTTATGGCTCAAGATGTCACAATCAATCAAATGCTAGACAACGCAGAGGCTATCAACAAGCCTATGAGAGCGGTAGACGTCGGAGCTATCAAGAACCTAGCAAGTCTAAAGTATAGACGAGATGGACTGATAAGATTCAAGCAAGGCACAAACATCAACAATGCTTACCAGATAATGAAGACACCTAGCATTGATACACCATTAAAGGTATATGAAGTGCTAGACGCTATCCAACAGGGTGCTTCTGGTGTCACAAGTGGTAGTAAGGGTGTAGCAGACGAAGGTGGTAAGGTTGGTATCTATGAAGGCAATCAAGCAGCCGCAGCAGACAGATACTCACTACTAAACAAGTCTTACTCTTTCGGATATACTCGATTTGCTAAACTATATGAATGGGGTGTAAAAGAAAACCTAGTTAAGAAGATAGCAGTAGATATTATCGGAGTTGATGGTGTAGAAGTCAAAAAGGTTAGCAGAAAAGATATATTCCACAAGAACGATGAGTATGGTGTAATAGTAGAGGCTTCTAACGCTGACGCTATGACATCTATCCAAGACCAGAGAATGCGATTGACCTTCTTAGGCTCACAAGCTGGAAATCCTATCATAAACGAAAAGAAACGCTTTGAGCTATCAGCTACTATCGCAGGTATCACAGAAGACGAGATTAAAGAGCTACTTGATACTTCAACCTATGGCAACCAGAAGATACTTAGCGAGGCTGACAGGGACATTGAGAGCTTGCTAGACAAGAAGCTGATAAGACCTAATAGAATGGCTAACAACGCATATAGACAGCATTTCGTAGACTATATGGCAGACCACGAAGAAGATATAAGCCAAGACCAGTTCTTACTACTAGCAGACTATGTTTCACAGCTTGACCCAATTATTATCAAGAACGAAGCTAGAATGCTTAATAAGGAAGTAGAAGACAACCTAGACCAACTTACACAACCTCCACAGGAGGGCTTAACAAATAATGTAGAAAATTATGAAACCAGTTTACAAGATCAAGGATTCGAAGAAGAATCCATTGGAAACAGTATTTAAAAAGAGCAACTTCGAAGTAGAGCTGACACTAGGTGAGTTCAAACAAGCCAAAGAAGGTTATGAGAAAAAAGTAAAAGAGATTGAATCACAGATAGGACTAGAGAAAGCTAAGATGGTGAATGTAGAAAAGAATCACCCTCACGTACTTAAAATGGAAAAAGAGCCAAGAGTAGCTGTTATGGTTTATACCACAGCAGAGATGAAAGTAAATGAGATGGAAACATTGCTTGCTGATATGGCTAAGAACTACAAGCTGTTTGAAGAAGAAATGGAAGAAATCAAGAAACAGATAGGACTTTCAATAGAAGAACCTATTGTAGAAGAAGCAAAAGAAGTAATCAAAAAAGATGAATAAACTAGAAGTAGAAAGAGACATTGACCACTATGGCGACATAGAAAGCGTCACAAGAACAAAGGGCGGTAAAGTGATAATCGATGAGTTAAAAGAGGGAGTGATAACTATTATAGATGAACTCTCACGCTACTCGGAGCTATCACACACCGAACTTATCGCAAGTTGTGCTAAGTTAAGTGAAAAGATTTATATGTTGAGAGTATTCCAGAACGCAGAAACGAATAAGAAGCTGGCAAAGAAAGAGCTAGAGGAAATACTTAAAACTGAAATAGAAGAAGTTGAGTGATACATTGCCCTTTCGAGGGCAGTAATTACCTAATTTCGCTGACAGAGAGTCTTTACGAGCGGTTACCGGCAAAGTGACCAGTTCGCTATTAACTAATAATAGTTTTTTCTATGGAAAACACAGAAATCACTCCAGAAGTGGAGGCAAAAGAAACAGAAGAAACCACAACCGAGCCTCAAGTTGAGGTAAAGGAAGAAAAGGTGGAAACAGTTAGCGAAGCACTAAAGTTAGAAGAGAAAAAAGACGACTCAGTACCTCTTTCTAAGTTTCTTGACACCAAAAAATCTAACAAGGAACTTGCCCAAAAGGTAAGGGAGTTAGAGAAAAAAATGGAAGACGGAGCTACTAAGAAAGAAATCTCATCTGATGTTAAAAGCCTAGCTAGTGAACACGGAGTAGATGAAGCATTTTTAACGCAATTTGCGGAGATGATTCAGAACAAAACTACTTCACAACTAGAGGACAAATTCTCGGAACAAATAAAACCCTTAACCGAGAGAAGTAAAAAAGAACAGATTGATAAACTTTTTGACAGCAAGTGGGAGCAGTTGATCGCTGAGAACCCAGAATATAAAGATGTTGCCAAAAAAGATGTCATTAAGTCCTTCGCTTTACAGCCTCAAAATGTAAACAAACCGTTTACTGAGATTCTTAACAATGTTTACGGTCATACAATCAAAGGAAGACAAACTATCGAATCTTCAACCCCTAGAGGTGGCAAAGACGACAATCACGAGATTGACTTCAACAAAGCCAGAAACGATGTTGACTATTTCAGAGAGATTATGGCTAATCCAAAGCTAAAGGCTAAGTATAACGAGAATTTACATAACAGGGTCTAACTACCCTTAGTGGTAGTTGGCTAACAAAGTAATTATCCGAAAATGTCATTATCAAATTTTCAAGAACATTTTGACAACACTTACCAAGACATCTTAAACAAAGTATTGGTAGGAAAAGTCATCGCAAGTTTTCGTTTCGAAGACAAACTAAAATATGGTGAATCTGTAGAAAGATTTTCTTTAGACTTGAGTGCTGTAAGAGTAAGAGACGTATCTCGTGGCTCTGCTTCTACAATCGACTCAATCACAGACTCAACTGAGTTGCTTAAAATCAACTTAGAGAAAGAGGCTACTTTCCATATGCCAGATGGAACAAGAACACAGGCTGGACCATTAAGCCCAGGTGAAGTTGCTGGTAAGAATATCGCTATCAAAGTCGGAACAGACCTAGACGCTCGTATTCTTTACGAAGTCACAAGTGCTGACCAAGACTTCGATGCTGGTGATTTGACTACAATCACTTCTTCAGGTGTATCATTTGCACTTAACTCAACAACAATTCCACAATTTATCTCAAGAGCTCCTTCAAAACTCTTACGTGCTAACGTAGTTTTGACTGACCAGATTTATGTTATGGATTCGTTGGCTATCTCTGATTTCGAACAATACCTATTAGGCAAGAGCATTGACCTTGCTGGTAACGTATTTAAGAACGGATATAGTGGTACAATCCACGGTGCTGATGTATATACTTCAGAAAACCTAACAGGTGAAGCTGTACTCAGTATGGCTACTAATATGACAGCAGGTGACACTATCACAATCGGTGGAGTTGTCTTAACTGCAGTCTCATCTATCGGCACAACCGCTGGTAATGTATTGATTGGAACAAGTGCTGACGATACTCGTGCTAACATCGAAACTCTATTGAACGCTCCAGAAACTACAACTGCTACTGGTGTTGCTCTTAGTGCTGATGATATTATCACTATCAAAGACACATTGGGTCTTGTAGCTACTAACGATGATGTAGCTGACACACTGACAATCGTATGTACAGGTTCAGGTAGATTAACAGTATCTAAAAGCCTTACTGCTGCTGGTGATAAATGGACTAGCAATGTGCTACACGCTTATTACGGACAAAGAGGTGCTATTGACGTAGTTGTTCAAGCTAAGAACAATGTAGACGTTCGCCCTTGCTCTGACAGACGAGGATCAAACATTTTCTCAAGTTATCTCGCAGGTATTAAAACCTTTGCTGATGGCTCAAAGAAATTTCTTGATGTCTTGCTAGCAGTATAGTTTTATGCTGGGGACTAACCTCCCCAGCTTTACTTTAATATTATGAAGAAAAAAACAATTAAGAAAGCAGTCAAAAAGCTAGTGAAGAAAACGACAACTAGAGTCTTCGAGCAAGACGGAAAGACCTATGAGAAAACCTACGATTCAAAAGGAGGAACACTCTCAATAAAAGAGCTTTAGACTATTCTCTTGCTTATCCAGTGGGTAGGCAAGGATAATAACCTAAAATAATATGAACGGTGCAGAACTAATAACAGCCTTTGAGCTTTACATCGATGATTCAAGCGAGTTAAGTGAATCAGAAGAATTAAATCTCTGTAATAAGGTATATCACAAAATCTTAGACGACAGGCATTGGGAGTTTCTAAAGAAAGAGGACACAGGAGCAATAGCAGGCACTACAATCGCTTTACCAGCTGATTTCAAGTGTTTAACCGAGAATGACCTAACAACTAATAACTCAATCGAGATAAACAACAACGCACGCCCTATCGGAGTGTATATTGATGATATGTTTTATCAGACTATTAACTGGTCTGATAGGAAGAAGATAAGTGACAATCAATGTTATATTGACTTACAAGCAAACACAATAGTCTTCCCTAATTCAATGAGTGGCACATATAGCTTTGACTATATCTACACACCAGATGACCTGACGACTGCTACAAGCCCTGTATTCCCTGCTAGATACCACGCAATGATAGCTCACGGAATGACAGCAGAAGGCTTTGCTTACCAATTATTCGACAAGAACAGAAGCTACGCAGGCGACAATATGGCAATGTATCAATCTTACCTAGACGATTTAGCAATGTATAACAGCGAATTTTACAATGGATAATATAGTAAAACAATTTCAATCAGGACAGCATACAATTCTTG